ATGGAAGAAATGCACTTCGTCTATATCAATGCAAAAGGGCAAGTTAGCGCCCAATCGATTTTTAATGTCAGCCACAGTGCCGAGCATGTGCAAGGCGTCTGCAACGTCATCAAACAATTAAGAACCTTTCGCAAAGACAGAGTAATTAAACTTGTTGAAACAGCGGACGCAGCTTCTGCATTTCTCATAACGGTGAAAGAAAGTGATTACTCTCACATTCAATTGAGCAGGCCTAAAGTTCAAAAAGTAACTTTTGACGTTTGCTTCACTGGCTTTAAAAAAGCAGATAAAGATCGATTAATAGAATGCGCTATTGCCAATGGCATGACAGTAAGAAGCTCTGTTACACAGAATCTTCAATTACTTTGCTGTGGATATAATGCTGGGCCAACAAAAGTAACGGCTGCCCGTATGAAAGGTGTTGTAATACTTGATGAAAATCAATTCGGAGATTTTTTGAAAACGGGTGAAATTCCTGAAGCATAATAGCCCACATTAGCAGGCTATTTAATATTTGCAGCGATCATAACCACAATGGTTGCTGCTGATTTCTTCCCGGATGCGGCGGCACAGGTTTAACGCTACCCGGCTTCATAATGATCTCAGAGACCGTTTCATGAGATTTAAAAGTACAACTGCAATTAATGTTCTGGCACTGGTTATAACGTTCTTTGGTTGTCGCTGAAACCTGAAAGCTGCTGCGTGTATGTGCGGCATTCCCGCACAAAGGGCAATTCATCATAATGTCGTCTCCAAACCCCAATTGAGATAAATACTACTCAATTTAACCCTTTTGAGATAGCACTATTCCATTTCAAGTGAATCTATTTTCACTTCAAGTTCAATGCTGGTCGTGTAGCCGTTCTCCGCGCTCAGTCCGTGCGTCAGCGTCGTGATAATCCATTCCGCTTTATCAATCTGCTGTTTAAACCCGCTGACCTTCACCGGCATTTCCGTGTAGAGATCGGCCCGGCCACGTGCCAGCTGAATAGAGAACGTTGCCACACCGCGCTGCAGCCGTTCCCACTGCATTTTTGCGGCGCGCTCGGCGTTGGCCCGGTTCGCATAGGTGCGGCTCAGCACCAGGACGTTTTCATCCGTGCCAATCAGATAGTCGCCCTGCTTCGCCTCCGGCTCCTTCTTCTGCGCGGCGGGCTTTCGCCGCTTACGCTTCACCGTGGCTTCCGGCTTTTTGTCCGGCTCGCGGGTGTGCAGCCAGCTTGCGATCACGCCGGTGTAGGCGTCCCGGTCAGCCAGGGTAAAGCGATGGCCGTCGCCGTCTTTGCGCACGAGGGTGATGGCGGGCAGCACTTTGCCGCTGGCCGTTTTGCCCTGCCCCTGACGGATAAACAGCAGGTTGCCGTCCTTGATGCACGCCACCGCGCCGCACTGTTTCGCCAGGCGCATCAAAAAGCTGGCGTCTGACTCGTTGGTCTGGTCGATGTGATCGAGCCCCATTTTCGCCACGTCGTCGCCCATCGCCGTTTTGAGCTTGTGGCGCCCGGCAATCTCTTTAACCACCTCGCCGACGCTGGTCTGGTGCCACGACTTCTCGCGCTTGGTGTTCAGCGTCTGGCGGAAGTCCGCGCTGCGCGCGCGCAGGGTCAGCCGGTCCGGTGTGCCGCTGTGTTCGATTTCGTCCACGGTGTAGGTGCCTTTCGGGAAAAGCACCTCCCCTTTCCAGCCCAGCGCCAGCGACAGCTCAACGCCCCGGCGCGGCATCAGCAGCTGGCCGTCCGCGTCGTCCAGCTCGATGTCCAGCTGGTCCGCCTCAAAGCCCCGGTTGTCGGTCAGCGTCAGGCTGATGAGCCGCTGCTCTATCTTCTGCGTGATGTCCGCCCCGGCAAGCGTCAGCCTGAAGGCGGGCGCGTTTGCCTGCCCGTTAATCCAGCTGCCCGCCATCATGAGAACAGCCCGCCCACTGCTGCACCGACTTTTCCGGCGGCGTCGGTGGCCGCGCCCTGCATGGCCGACAGCTGATCGCTGAGGCTGCCGAACATCTCACCCAGCGATTCGTCGGTGCGCTTCAGCGTCAGCGTGAACTCAATGCGGCGGCACACGCCGTTGCTGAAGAACTCCGCTTTGGTCTGGCTCAGGCTCTCGATCACGAACATGCCGTAAATCGTGCCGCTGCCCTCAATCAGCGGCCACGCGCGCCCCAGCTCGGCAATCTGCTCGAGCGCAAACAGCGACAGCCTGCCGCCGGTGATTTCCGGCAGCAGCACGCCTGACAGCGTGATGGTGTCGTTATCCGGACCGAGGAACTGCAGCGCCGGGCGCACGCCCACGCGGCTGTTCGACGGGAAGCGCCAGCTGCGCTGGAGCTGCAGCTCCTGATACGGCACCGTCTTGAGCATGAAAACAAACAGGCCCAGCGTCATCATCATTATTCAAACCCTCCTCGATCCCGGTAACTGCTGCGGGCGCGGGACTGCGCCTGCCGCTCTTTTGCCTCCAGCCTGCGCATCACCTCGTCCACCACGTCCTTCGCGTTCTGGCCCGGCTGCTGCACGATGGTGATCGGCGCGTGAATGCTCACGGGCGCGGCGCTTATGCCGGGCTGCTGGCGCGGCGCGTCCTGCCGGTACGCCTGCGCGGGCAGGCTCAGCGGGTGCAGCGGCTTCGCCTCCGCCGTTCCGGACGCAATGCCGAGCGTCATCGCCGCCATGGCCGCCAGCTGCGCAGTGCGTTTCCGGCTCGTCACGCTCACCGGGCCGCCGACGATTTCCGGCCCGTTTTCTCCCACGACGCCAAACTGGCCCGCCGGGATGTTGCCGCCGGTGTCGTACATGCCCGCAAACGCCGGGAAGCCGCCCGTAGGCAACGTTACCCCGCCCGCACTGACGCTGGCCGCTTTTGGCGGTTGCGGCAGCCTGGTGTCAGCCGCCGCCTTGCTGACGAGGCCGAACTTGTCCAGCAGCTCGCCGATCCCGGCCTTAAGAGAGTCAAGCGGGTGCATCACCATGTTCAGCCCGTCGGCCAGCGCCTGCCCGAACGCTTTGCCCTTCGCGGCGGCGCTGTCCAGTTCGGCCGCCGTGGACTGCACCGGCGTCAGCAGGTCTTTAAACCAGCCGAAAAGCGCCTGAACCTTGTCGCCTATCCACTGGAAAACCGGCTGCAGCGGTGAAAACGCCTCGCTGATCGGCCCGGCGGCGGCCCTGAAGCCGTCCACCACGCCGCCTAAAAATGCCTTAATCGGCGCCCAGTATTTCCAGATAACCAGCGCCACCCCGGCAAGCGCGGCGACGGCCAGCCCGACGGGACTCAGCAGCGCACCCAGCGCCCAGATTACGCCGGTCAGCACCGTGCGCAGCAGCGCCAGCGGCGACTTCACCAGCCACATCAGCGCACCACCGGCACCGCGCACCGAGGCGGCCAGCGGCGCAAGGGCGGCACCGGCCAGCCCGCGCACCTGCGCGCCGAGCGCCCGTACACCGGCCATCGGGTTACGGAAGGAGGCAACCAGCGTCTGCCCGGCGTCCTGCGCCTTCTCCTTAATTTTCTCCAGCGCCCCTTCACGGAAGGCGTTCAGTATGCCGCCGTCCTCGTCGTCATCGTCACCGCCGCGAAGGGAGGCCAGCGCGTCGCGGATTTTCTCCAGCCAGTTCACCGACTCCCCGGCCTCGCCGCCGCTGAACAGTGAGAACAGCTTTTTGATGCCGTCACTCGAAGATGTAAGGCCGGGCGCCAGTTTTGCGAATGCCTTGCCCAGCCCGCCCAGCAGCGGCGAGAGCGTCGCCAGCCCCTTCAGGCCGAGCATGCTTAATCCGAAGCGCAGCATCAGGATCGGCCCCAGCACGGCGGCCATGCCCACGGCAAGCGTGCCGAGCGCCAGCGTGACCGTTGCCACCACGGCGGCGATTTTCATCAGCCTGCCGACCAGCTCCGGGTTCGACTCCACCCAGCGGCGCATGGTGCCGGTGACGCGCTTCACAGCGTCCATGATTTCCAGCAGCGGCTGGCGCAGCGTGTCACCGAGGCCGCTCATCGTGTTGGCCGCGCCGGTTTTCACCAGCAGCCACTGCGCGGACAGCGAGTCCTTGTTGATGTCGGACTCTTTCTGCATGGAGCCGCTGGCCGCGTTGCCCTGCGTCAGCTGCAGCTGGCGACGCAGCTCCGGCATGTTGTTGGCGAGCTTCGCCGCGTCCTTGCCGAACTCCTTGCCAAACACCATGGTCATCGCGGTAAGACGCTTGTCGGCGGGCAGGTTATTCACCTTCTCCAGCACGCGCTGAATGGTGCCCATCGCGTCGGTAGTCATCTGCTTTTCAATCTGTTTCGGATCGAGCTTCAGCAGCGCCATGCCGCCCATGAAGGACTTGCCCTGCATGGTGGCAACGGAGAGTTCGCGCACCATGGCGTTCGCCGCGCTGGCGGCGGTTTCCGCCGTCGCGCCGAGGCTCAGGAACGTGGAGCCGAGCGCGGCGGCCTTGCGGTAGTCCAGCCTGTCCGCCACGCCGCCCATGCGCTGCAGCACGTCGATAATGTCCGATCCCTTGGACATCGCGTTGTCGTCCAGGTAGTTCAGCGCGTCGCCCAGCTGCTCGATGTTGCGCGTGGGGATTTTGTAGAGCTGCGCAATCTTGCCCAGCCCCTCGGCCAGCTCACCGGCGGGCAGCTCAAACGCGGTGGACGCCTTCGCCGCCGTGGTGGCAAACGCCAGCAGGTCGCGCTTCTGGTCCTCGTAAGAATCGTTCTGGTTGGTCACGCCCATTCGTGCCCCGCCCTCGACCAGCGCGGCGTAGTCAATCGCGCCGTTGTCCATCGGCAGCTGCTCGCTGGCGGCCTTGATGGCGGCCTGCATGTCGTAGAACTGCGCCGTGCGGTTGCCGTTGTTGTCGCGCAGGCCGTTAACCTGCTTCGCCACGCCCTTCATAGCGTCTTCCATGTCCGCCGAGGCTTTCACGGCGGCCATCACCGGCGCGCCCATCGCCAGCCCGGCGACGGTGGTCGCCGCACCGGCACCGGCAATTTTATCGCGCACCTCCAGCGAGCGGGCGTGGCGCTCCCGCACCGCGTTGAGCTTCGCCTGCTGCTCGCCGAGCCGCTTCAGCGACTTCTGCTGGCGGTCAATCGCCGCGCGTGCCTCGTCGGCACGGCCTTTCAGGTCGCGCTGTGCCTGGCTCAGCTTTTTGGTATCAACGCCGGACTCGGTGAGCGCGGCGCGCTGGCGCTGTACCGATCCCAGCAGCCCGTTATAGCTCTGCTGCAGCTCGCGCACGCGGTTCTTCGCCTGCTCCAGCACCCTCGCCTGCGCGGCGGTGGGCCGGTTGGTCTCGCTGAACTGCGTCGCCAGCTTCGCCGCCTCTTCGCGCGCGCCCTTAAGATTGTTTGCGGTGATGGCAAGCTGTGACCGGGCTTTACGGAAGCCGTCGATGCGCGCGGCCTGCGCGTCTAAATCTTTCAGGCTGGCGCGCGCGGTGCGCAGGGAGTCGGCCAGCTCGCGGGTGCTGGCCTTTGCAGAACGGAAGGGGCGGGTTAGTTTGTCTACCGCGTTAAGAACAAGCTGCAGGCGCAAGTCTTTATCACTCATCGCTGGTCCCGTGTCGCATTATCGCCTTATGCCGCCATTCGAGTACCTCGGTCAGCGTCATGAACTCGGTAACGGACGGCGGCCAGTGAAAGACGGTGGCAATGTCCGCCACCAGATCGTCTACCGTCAGGCCGTCGCTAAATCCGACAGCACCGACTTCTTCAGTAAAAAAGTGACCACCTCAACCGACAGGCTCACCAGATCGGCGGGGTCCATCTCGGTGATTTCCTGCACGGTCAGCGCCGGGGTGGTGACGCGCGGCAGCACGGTGATCATGGCGTTCACGTCCATGTCCATCAGCGCCTGCAGGCGCGTGCCGCGCAGCGCGCCGGACTGCGGCTTGCGCACGACGACGCTCTTAATCTCGGTTTTCCCGCGCGAAATCGGGGTGTCCAGCTCAACGGTCTTTTCGGTAGTTTTGTCGGTCATGATGATGTCTCGCTAAAGGGTAAAAGGCGGCAGGGTCTCCCCTGCCGGGTTGATTACAGGCCGAGCGCGTTGCGGTGCGCTTCCATCAGGTCCGTGCCGTCTACGATGTGAACCATGTTCACCAGGTCAATCTCGTAGAGCACTTCGCCGTTGATGGTCAGCTTGGCGTAGCTGTTGGTGCCGGACACCTTGGTGGTGCTGGATTCGCCGGTCTTCCACTCGCCGGAGTCCAGCTCCTTGTGGCGGCCACGCGTCACCAGCTCCACCGCCTGCACCTCGCCGGTGTCGTCGCGCTGAATTGAGCCGGTAAAGCGCAGCTGCACGCCGTCCACGGTTTGGGTGCCCATCTGTTTGAACAGCAGCGCCTCAACGCCGCCGCAGGTAAATTCCGTGTCCAGCGCGCCGTCGTCCAGGCCCATGTCGATGTCCACCGCACCGGCCATGCCGCCGCCGCGATACTTTTCGAACTTGCGGGTGATTTTTGGCAGCGTCACGGACTCAATCAGCCCCTGCCAGTTGTTGCCTGCGTTGAACAGGTTCAGGTGCTTGAGCTTGCGGGGTAATGCCATGATTCAGTCTCCTTATGCGCTGACACGGCTGGCGAAATCGACCAGGTACTGATCGGTGATGCGCTGGCGCAGCAGCAGGTTTTCCAGCGGCGGCACCGGCGTGTAGTCGTAGTCAATCAGCAGCTTGCCCGCCTTCAGCGTGTCCTTGTCGTTTACGCTCTCGTCCAGCCAGCAGTCCGCGCCGATGAGATAGCCCTGATTCACGAGGCTGCGCAGCTTCGCGCGGATGCCCTCGATAATGTCGCGGGCCAGCGACGGGTTAAGCGGGCCGTCCACCGCCCACATGTGCGCCTCGGCCATGGTGTCGGCCAGCACCTGCGCCGTGCGGGTATAACACTCAAACGCAAACAGCGGGTCGTCGCTCAGGCAGCGCGAACCCCAGAAGCGGAAGCCATCTTTACGAATAAGCGTGGTGATGTCGTTCTGGTTCAGCAGGCCGGAGTCGGTAGCCGGATCCTGCAGGTCCCAGAACACGTCTTTTGAGATGCCGGTGACGCCGTTCACGCCGACGTTCGACAGGGATTTGTGCCAGCCGGTCTGTTCGTCGATTTTGGCGCGCAGGCCGAGCGCGCGGGCGGTGGCGAAGGCCGTCGCGTCCGCCTTCAGCACGGTGTCAAAGTTGATGAAGTCAGGCCAGATGAGCATGCCCTCGCGCTGGCTGAAGTTCGCGCGGTAGGCGATCGCCTCTTCCACGCTCTTACAGCCGTACGCCGACAGGTAGGCGAAGCCGCGCAGGCTCTGCGCCACGCTCAGCAGCTCGGTTGCAACGGCCTGCGTGTCATGGCCCGGCACGCCGAGAATGCGGGGCTTGACGCCGCACACCGCCTGCGCGGCCAGCAGGGCTTTCATGCCGGTGCGCTGGCCGTCGGTGACGCCGCCGATGATGTTGGCGGTGGTTTCGGCCTCGGTTTCGCCCTGCGGCACGCGCACTACGACGGTGACGGGTTTAGCCTGGTCGCCGATGGCGTCCAGCGAGCGGGCCAGCGTGCCGGACTCGCCCGCCTTGCCGCTCGCGGTTAGGACGTCGGTCAGCAGTACCGGACGGTTAAGCGGGAACGTGGCTGCGTCGGCGTCGTCGCCGGTGCAGACCAGTCCGACAATCGCCGTGCTGATGGTGGTAATGGTTCGGGTGCCCTCGTTGATTTCCTCAACGCGCACGCCGTGGTGATAATCCTGTGCCATATGGCGGTTCTCCTGTGAAGGGGTTCCGCTATGGTCGGCGCTATGTTACTTCGGGGCACTGATTTGCTGTTGTGTGGGTGATGACACAACCGACGAGCGCAGCGCCCGCTGCTCTGATGCGGGGATATAGCGGTAAAGCGTTTTAACCGATACGCCGATCACCAGTGACACCTGGAGAAGCGTCGCCCCCTGCGCCAGCATTCGCCGGGCGCGCTCCGTGATTTCCGGCGTCATTAACCGCCGCCTGCCACCAATGCGACCTTTCTCGCGGGCGGCCGCCAGACCGGCGCGTGTTCGCTCCACGATTAGCTCACGTTCCATTTCGGCAAGCGCGCCCATCACGTGGAAAAAGAATCGCCCCATGGGCGTGCTGGTATCAATGCTGTCCGTCAGGCTGCGAAAGTTAACGCCCCGCTCGCGCAGCTCCTCGGTAAGCATAACCAGATGCTGCATGCTGCGCCCCAGCCGATCGAGCTTCCACACAACGAGCGTGTCTCCCTGCCCCAGCGTGCGCAGCGCCTTTTTAAGTCCCGGCCTGTCGCGGGATTTTCCGCTTATTTTATCCTCGAGAATCAGGTCGCAATTTGCGCTCTTGAGTGCGTTGCGCTGTAAATCCGTATTCTGCTCATTTGTTGATACCCGGATATAGCCAATCAGCATGGATTCATTCCGTTAAAAGCCGCGAAGTGTGCCAGCAGACCGTTAATAAGTGCCAGGAATATCTTTCTCTCAAACATTGTTATTTGAATATGTCCGCTTTGAGCGAGAAGCGGACATGAAGATTTTTATGTCGTCATGTTTAATATTAAAAATAACAGAAATACATATAATAATGTCAAGAAGACCCTCTTTTACTGAGGGTCTTGTCTGACAAAAAAATTATTAACATTAAAATCATCAGGAAGATACTTTAAGGTATTTCTCATCCAAAACATGCTGAATAAGCAGCTCATCAAAATGGTCTATTAACTCAATTACCTTATCATGCAGATCATTATATGAAGATTTACTTAGAGTACTGGTTTGCCATCCTTCAGTTCGTTCCCCATGAGAAATTTTATTTCTATAATTCAGTAAAACCTCATCAATATGTACTTTGTTCGCCATGAAAACCGAATTATCCAACCCAATAACATGCAAAATATCCTCAAGTCGCCTCATTTTAAGGTTACTTTCAGTTTTAATTACTCTTAATGCCGTGATATTAAAAATCTCATTATCCAGATTATTACAAATGGCATTTGACAGCCCTGAATAAGAGCTTATGACTTTTGAGCCATTAAGAGAAATTAATTTATCATAAATATATGAAGTTACATTATTATCTGAAAGTTGGCTTAACTTAAGCTGAAGGCAGTTGAGATACTCAATGTAGTGTAAAGATGCGGCTTTTATATGCCCTTCCCAATGAGAGTATAAAAGCGCAACACCAGCTCTTATATGAGTATGTTCGTTCATTCCCGATGAAGAGAAAACGAACGACTTGAGTAAAGTCATTTCTTTTTTTCGCCATGCCTTGTCACTCTCAATGAATGACTGCAGTTTATCTTTAAGGTTTATTTCCATTTAGAAACACCTTATCAATTAATTCTTGAAAACGCGGCCATCTATAGTTTGCTTTAGCACCTGAACCACTGTGCTTGATGAATACATCATCTGCAAAAATATCTCTTGAAGATTGGTGCAAAGTGTTTTTAACATCATTGTCACTCATTCGACCAGTTTTCAAGCTTTTGTAAACTCCAGTAGCTAAAACCTCATAAGCTGATAGGTGGAATCCACCTCGGAAAGCATCCCTTTGAAAATCAAACTTTTTAAATGAATTATCTTCCAAAACTTCATATATAAAATCAAAGGTTTTTTTAAACAACTGAGATTCATTGTCCCAATCAAATTTATCACTGGTAAGATCAGTCACCTTATTTGTTAAGTATTCAGATACTTCTTCAATGCCGCGAAGTTCTTGTGCATTGGAGTTACCTAAAACAAATAGCCTTAGAACCAATTCCATATCGTATCTTTCATCATATAGCCTTTCCGTAATGGATATTGAATCTTTAAATGTTTGGTATTTTGATAGTTCATCTAAACGATCATATGCATTTTTATCGAGCATGATAAGAAGACAGTTTCGAACCTCCTGTTCAGATAGTTCACTACCACCAGTATTCAGCCTTTGAAACAGTTCAAATTTAGTATTTACATCGCTTTCCTTTTTTATTATTTTTATTTCTATTTTTTCCCTCTTAAATGCCATCTTAATGGATTTTTCAATCTCGTTATTTTCATCTCCGTTCCAAACCTTACCATCTAAACCCGGGAGGTATTTGGTTCCTTTTAAAACTAAAGATGGTTGTAACTCACCTTTGTCATCTTTTAATTCACCCATAAGGGCTAATATGGTTGATATTCTTTGCAAGCCATCAACGAGATCCCAAACGCCATCATCCCTTTGCGCAACGAATATAGACGGTATGGGTATTCCTAACAAAACAGACTCAATTAAGCTTACTTTTTGCTGGTGACTCCATCTAAAAAACCTTTGGAAGGACGGGTTTATATCAATTTCTCCGTCTTTATATAGATTAACAAGCTCACCAATAGACATAGGATAGGAGTCTGTAAATATCTCCTTTCTTCTAGTGTCAATTTGTTTTATTAATTCACTCATAAATTATATCCTGTTTAGAATAACGAGAATCTTTTAAATTTACATCAAGCTTTATTATCATGTGGCATGCCGAAATTTAACATTTAATATGGTATTTAAAGCTTTTGTCATGAATTTAACGATACATGATATGGCTGTTATTGTCGATCACATCCCAAATCGCTATAGCGCCTTTCCAGTGTAGCTTTTGAATAGTCTCAAGCACAAACGTCCGCTTCTGGCACACAGCGGACTAATAACGCTGAGACATTACTATCAGTGTCATAAACCTTGGTTTGGGCGAAGCCGCGAAAATGCCCGCCGCATCCGCCATCACCAACGGTGCGGGCTGGCTGTCCATTCCTGTGCTGATTGGCGGCGTCACCCGCAATATCATTCTGCAGTGGAAATCGGTGAGCGTCCCGATGTCGACAGACGGCACCATGCAGGTGGTCAATACATCATGGCCCGTGGCGTTTCCGACGGCGTGCCTGTCAACCATCCAGGCGTTAACCAACTCGCTCATTTACGCAACCAATGGCACGCCTTTCACGTCGTCAGCCTCCATTGATCGCGCCACGTTTGCCGCAGCGAGCAGCTATTCCAAATCGACGTCAACCGTCACCGTATGGGGAGTGGGCCACTGATGAAAGACTACGTTTACAGCGCGTCGCTGAATATGATTTGCGCCGTCGCGCTAAAGCATGATTATGAGCTGGCGGGGACATGGCCGGGTGACGCCGTGGAGCTGGAGCCGTCCACCGCGCTGGAATTTATGGGGGAGGCACCGCAAGACAAAATTATGCGCGCCGGGCCTGATGGCTTACCCGCATGGGCAGATACTCCGCCGCCATCGCCCGCGCAGTTGTCAGAGCAGGCTGAGCAGTGCAAAACCAGCCTGCTGGAAATGGCGCAGGACACCATCAGCATCTGGCAAACTAAGTTACTGCTTGGGCGCATCAGTGACGCAGATAAGGCAAGTCTCAACGACTGGCTGGATTATATTGATGCAGTCCAGGCTCTTGATGTTACATCACCGGAAGTTATCAGCTGGCCTGATGCTCCTGCTCAGTAGGGTTAACCGGAATGTCTCCCCACTGAGGCATTCCATTCCCACCTGCGATCCTCATTTTCCCTAAAGGTGCCAGCCCCATAAATTCGGCAGCCAGCTCATTGCTGGCCTCTGTGCAATCTGATAAATCCCATCCTGCGGCTTCATACTGCTGACGCATCTGAGCAGGAATGAAAACATTGTTTTTAGCTGACCATAGCATGTGCATTTAATACCCCTCTGCCCTGTAATAAATCGTGTTAGCTGTGCTGCATACGATTGATGCCACGAATGAACTTGCAGATTTAGTAAACACACCCACAAAACGAGAGCTTGGGTCTTCAGTCTGATAGGTAAACCAGATACCTACGCACACCGAAGGAAATGGAATAGGAAAATTCACCGTGACTTTTTGAGCGCCAGAAGCGCCGGAAACGCTGAATGATCCCCCTTGCTCAATCATCCCTGATGGGTGCTGCCTGTACCATGCGCCGCCACGCTGAGCAGGAAAGCTGCTCATATCCGGAATCTGATTGGCACCTGTACCAACTGAGCGCTTTGCCGCTTCGCCCAAACCAAGGTTTGCGAGAAACGCCGGAACGTTCGCGATATCGCTACCGTTCTTGCTGATGTCCATCTTTCCGGCCAGCGCGGTGGTCATGGTGGTGGCAAAGTTCGGATCGTTGCCGAGCGCCGCCGCCAGCTCGTTCAGCGTGTCCAGCGCCGCCGGTGAGGACGCTACCAGCGCAGAAATGGCTGATTTCACAAACGCCGTGGTCGCCAGCTGCGTGTTATTCACCGACTGCGCCGCCGTCGGCGCGGTTGGAGTGCCGGTCAGCGCGGGGCTTGCAAGCGGTGCCTTCAGCGCCAGCGCACTAGCGATGGTGGTGGCAAAGTTCGGATCGTTATTGATGGCCGCCGCCAGCTCTTTGAACGTGTCCAGCGTACCCGGCGCGCCGGAGGTCAGCACCTGAAGCGCCGCCACCACAAAAGCGGTGCTGGCAATCTGCTGCGAGTTATTGCCCGCTGCCGCCGTTGGCGTTTTCGGCGTGCCGGTGAGCGTCGGACTTTCCTTTGGCGCGTACTGCGTATGCGGGTCGGCTGCGACGAGGTGCTTCGCCATCAGGTCGTCCACGTACACCTTCAGCTCCAGCACTTTGTCATCAACGTATTTACGTGTCGCCAGCACCACCGCCGGGTCGATTTTCAGCGTGATAGTGTCGGTGCTGCTGGTAATCAGCACCATGCGCACGGTCTGCGTGCGCCCGCTGCCCTCGGCCAGCTGCGGCTTGTAGCTCTCCGGGCAGTTGCCCACGGCAATCAGCGCGCCCGTGTCGTCGAACAGGCCCACCTCGCGGATCCACCACCCGCCCTCGGTTTCCGGGATAACCTGCTCGGCGATAATCTGGCTGCTGTTCTGCGGGTCGATATACAGCATATTCAGGTCAGCGCGGCGCTTTTCCGCAATCAGCTTCGTCTGCTGTGCGCTCGGGGTTGGCAGCACGCCGCCGCCGTCGCCAACGGCCATCTGCGTAATTTTCAGCGGCACGCCGAGGGCGGCAGCGCTGGCAAGCTTTGCCGCGCCGATGTCCGTCAGCAGGGTATAAAATTTTGCGCTCATGGGTTCACTCTCACTGTGTCAATAATCTGCAGCGCCCCGCCTTCGTACGCGGTGCCGCCGGAAATAATGGTTTCGTTGATGTAGGGATAAACCGTGATTTCTTCGCCGATGTAGGTGCCTGCGCCGACAAAATACGGGCCGCTGGTTTGCAGGTTGATGGACATACCGATCAGATGACGGCTGCACGGCTTGGCATCGCTGATAAGCCGCTCCAGCTCCTGATAGGTTTCCTCCGTAATGCCCTCGTCCTGCACGCCGATGTCCAGCCGAAACGTGCCGGGCGCTTCCCCGTTCTTCCACCACTCAATCACGCGGATCAGGAAGCCGAACGGCTCCACCACGCGCCGGATCGCGCTGATGGTGCCTTTGTGCTGATGGATGTAAAACGCGTCCATCACCACCTTACGCTTCACGCTTTCCGCCCAGCTTTCGTCCCAGCGGTCCACCGAAAACGCCCAGGCGAGATAGGGAAGGAAACTTACCGGGCAGCTGTCCGGGTTCCACAGGTCGCGCAGCGGCACGTTCAGGCCGGAGATTCCGGCGCACGCCTGCACCAGACGTCGCTCAAGCGCGGATGAACCGGGCGGTAATAGGCTGGTACTCATGCCATCACCCCGTCATCCGCCACGCTGATGTCCGTCCCGGTGCAGTTGCCCGCCTGCGTGCGGTCCATGATGATGTCCTCTGCCGGTTCGGTGATGTCCACCCAGTCCACACCGGCCACGCGCAGCACCGCCCCGTACGACTCGCGGCGTACGCTGCGGCCCAGCTTTTTCTGCTCGGTGAGGTAGGCGGCCAGCCGCGCGTTTGCCGCCTCCAGACAGGGCGCGGCGGCCACGCCGTCAAACAGGTGCAGCCTGGCCTGCACGCGATAGTCATTGATGGTTGCACCCTGCACGGTCACGCGGTCCGCCACCGGGCGCACGCTGTCGTCATTCAGCGCTTTGTCCACTGTACTCAGTAAATCATCGGGGGCCGCGCCGTTGCCCTCGCGGCTCAGCACGGTGATGAGCACCGTGGCCGGTGAAGGGCTGATGGCGGAAACATCCTGCACCCGTCCGTCCGCGCTGCGGGCGTGAAACTCGTAGGCCGCCGTCGGACCGGCAACCGATAGCCCCTCAAACGCCTCCGGCACGCGCACGCGCAGCGCGTCGTCGGATTCCATCACCGCATCCACCGGCGGCACGGCGTCCGGGTTGGCCGGGGTGACTGTCAGGCGCTGCACGTTGCTGCGCGCGGCCAGCTGGTCGAGGTCGCTGCCGAGCGCGTAAGCCACCATAACCGCCTGCGCCGCTTCATTGACGCGCTGGCGCAGCAGGATTTCGCGGTACACATTTTCCTGCAGGCACTTCACGACAGGATCGGACTCCAGCGCCAGCACGCGGCGCATGGCGGCCTGCTCGTCCGCCGGATAGAGTGCAATCAGCGCTTCCTTGCGCTCGGCAAGCAGCGTTTCAAAATCCGGCACCTCAATAACTTCCGGTGCGGGCAGCTGCGAAAGGTCAATTACTGCCACTGTTCACCCCCGTAGGCACTGACATTGCGAGCGGTGAGCCGTCGGCGCGCTGGCCGGTCAGCTCAACCACCATGGAGCCATCAAAGGCGCTGGTAATATTCAAAGAGCTGAGGCGGATACGCGGCTCCCAGCGGCTCAGCGCCGTATATACCGCCGCCATCACCTGAAGGCGCACCACGTCGTTCTGCGGCTGGTCAATCAGCACCGACAGCAGCGAGCCGTATTCACGCCGTCCGATGCGGCTGCCTTCCGGCGTGATCAGGATGTCGCGCACGCTCTGGCGGATGTGCTCGGTGTCGGTGATGGCTGCGCCGGTGTCGCGGTTCATGCCGAGATACATCAATGCGGACCTCCGGATGTGTCACCGCCGGACTTCACGCCGCCGTGTTTATGCTTATCGACTACCACGCCGTTAGAACTCATATCGCCGCCGCCCTGCGTCACCTCGCCGTTCATCACTATTTCGCTGTTAATCAGCGTCCGACTGGCATCAACGCCCAGCTGGTCGGTGATCAGCTGTATGCCGTCGGCGGCCTCAATGCGCACGCTTTTGATGTTTTTAATCAGCAGCTGGCCGGTGTCCGGCTCGTACTGGAACCAGCCGCCGTCGTTGAACACGGTGGTGCTGCCGTTCTCTGAATAATCGGGCGGCGGGAAGGCGTCGGAATAAATGGCCGGCAGCGCAAACGCGGTTTCAAGATTGCCGCCGAGACTCAGCAGCACAACCTGTTCGCCAATGGAAGGTTGCCACCACGTACGGGTATTACCGGCGCGGCAGGTGAGCCAGTTAATCCAGTTGGTTTCAAGTTCGCCCGTTTTCACCCGGCACAGCCAGTTGGCCGGATCCACATCGGACACGGTGCCAGTGCGTATCAGGTTGGTGATAAGGCGCATGATTTCGGTGAGTTTTTCGTTCATCAGCACACAATGGCACCTACAAATATTTACCTCACTACTTTGAGCTTGTAAGGTCAATGGCACAAAAGTTGATATGGATAACACACATGATTGAAAGCTATATCTATGAAACAACAGGTGGCTTGATTGGGTATTTTCAAGATGAAGACGGGAGTTGCAGATTTTTCCCCTATAATTATTCGGCGAACTACATTGGTGGAGGTTCTTGGAAAACGGGCCTTGAGTTTGAAAGAATTCTCTCAGGAGACCCCGAGTCTTTTATTATTACTCAGGAAATGATACATGAAGCTATGTCATTAAAAATTCGGGAGCATTTTGATGTTGGCGCACAGAAAATAATAAAAACATCTAAAGTTATAGATGCAGGGAGTTACTTCCCAAGAATTAATCGCAACGAACCCGGCCTAAGCGATCACCAAATTAATACTAATGAAAGGGCAGATGAAATTCGAGCCTATGATAATATTGCGGAGTCATTAGTTGAAATTTTCAGAACAATTGAGCCTGAGCAGGGAAACTTCAACGCTTATGGCAATAGATTAAGAGAGCAACTGATAGTTGCATGCACTGAAGTCGAATATTTATTACAACGAACGGTTATTGAAAATGGTAAAAAACCGTTGAACGATAGTAAAGACAATTATACAACAAAAGATTATATTTGGTGCTTACCCATTCAAAAACTAAATGAGTATGTTGTTGAACTTCCCTCCTTTCCCTCGTTAGGCTCATTCAGCCCCTTTAAAGAATGGAGTGCACCTAACTATTCAAAATCTTTAAGCTGGTATAACGCATACAATAAGGTAAAGCATAACCGTGGTGGAACAAAACACCTAGCTACGTTTGAGGCATTAATTAATGCTGTTGCTGCAATTCATATTCTTCTCGAAGCTCAGTATGGGAAAGAGCTTTTTGAATATCGCTTCCAATATACATTTCGAACAATATTCCATACTTCAATTCGACCAGAATGGTCAGCTAAGGAAATTTGTGTACCAATCTTACAGAGAGAACGCGCAGTCTGGGAGAAAACAAAGCATCACCCTTAGTTATTCTGAAAGCCAGCGAAGCAATGCTTCCCGCACCTTACTTTCCACCTCATCATTGATGCCCAGCAACGGGCGCTCGGCATATTTGACCTCCATGCCGCGCCGGTTAACCCGATCCCGCAGTCCATAGTGATGCACGCGGACCAGCTTCTGCACGCCAGGCACAAACGCAATTTCTGCCATATTTGCGTTTGCTTGCGCTTTGAGGTACTTCGTCGTTTTCAGCTTCGCAAACATCTTGCGGCGAATGCGGCCCGGTTTGGTTCGGGCGGTGACGCGGCGCGGTTCCCATGCCATGCCGTCCGGGCTGCGCTGCATGGTGATGTTATTCTGCTGAATGCGTCGCACGTCCCGCGCGACTTCACGCAGCATCTTTGTGCGCATTGCCGGTTCAAGCTGCGACAGCAGCGCACCCAACCACTCCTCGACCTCATGCAACTCAGCCACGGCGCACCGTCCAGCCTTCGTCAGCATCATCCGGCGCTTCCGGCTCCGGCACTGCCTCAACCGACATCACGCCGTCCACTTCCTTCGCGATCACTCGCTCCGTCAGCTTCAGGTTCATGCTGATGTCGCAGCGGTCATTGCCGAGAATGTCCGCTTCAAAGGTGAAAAGCCGCTCACGCTCGGTGGCATTCTGCAGGGCGTCCGGCTGGTTGACGCCGAGCCAGAATAAAACGGGTGCCATCAGCAGATTCTGGTCGCCGGTGAAGTCCGTCACCACCACGTTCAGGGTGTAGCGGTACTCCCACGAAATCGACGCGGCGGAGGTGGCAACCACCGCGCCGTTATCAACGAACAGGTGCAGGCGGTCCGGGTTGTCGGCCACGTAGGGCACGGCTTTATTCAGGGCGTTTCGCAAGGACTGCGGCTTGTTCATCGTCTTTATCCTGACAGCTGATGATGGTGTCTACCTTATCGGCGCAGGCCGCCCAGGCGGCTTCGGTGTCGTCCAGCTGCGCCAGCAGGTCGCCGTTACGGCGCGGTGCGGCTTCGTCCATGCGGCACGGGGTGATTCGCGGACAGCCACTCACGGTAAGACTGACCTCCGGTGAGGGCCGGACGCTGGCGCAGCCGGATAACAGGATCAGGCAAATCGGCATCAGCCCAGCGGCGAAGCTCGTCATTTTCACGTTTAAGTTCCTCAATGGTGCGCTGCCGGTCACGCAGCAGCGTGCCGTTCTGCTCGGCGGTGGCGTAAAGCTGCGTCTGCGCCCGGCTGCTGGTCTGCGTTAGGATGTTGAGGGCAAGCAGCTGGCCGTTTTTCTGCGACAGCTTTTTACCCTGCGCGGCTAAATCCTTCACCTGCGCGTCGATTTTGTTGTGGGCGGTGCTGAGTCGCCACGACTGCACGCCAAGCGCGGCAAACAGAACAAGCACCACCGCCGCCAGCGTGCGCATCATGCTTTCACTCCCCTGAAGCACCACGCCAGTTCGCGCTGGCGCCGGTTATCCAGCCCCTGATTGAATACGCCCTTCACGTACACCCAGCGCGGCAGCTGATAGCACGCATCGCGCCAGCGTTCCTGTTTAATAAGCGCCACCATGGTTGAGCCGCAGGCGTTGCCGGTGCCGACGTTAAACGCCAGCGACACCAGCGCGTCGTATACCGGCTGCGGCATCGAAACCGCAGCGCAGCGCGCCAGTGCCGCCTCAACGCGTAACACGTTGGTGATGAAGTTTCCCGCCGCCTGCCGCTCGGTGATGGTCCGGCCCGGCACCACGCCGACGGTGTTACCAATGCCGTCGGTCCACTTGCCCGCGTCGCACAGGTACGGCTTCAGGCGGCAGCCCTCATAATCGGCGATAAGCTTCAGCCCCTCGACGGAGGTGTGCAGCTGCGGGAAACCCGGCAGCGTCGCCGCAATGGCCAGCACCGCGCCAACGGTGCAGCGCTTAACGGTTTGCAGATTCATACTCCTCCCGCGTAATGCGCCCGGCGGCCAGCAGCTGATAGGTTTTGCGCTTGTAGTACCAGCTGATGATCGCCATCAGCAGGCCGATTAACACCCCGGCCACGGTTGAAACATCCTTTAGCGACAGGTCGCCCAGCCATGCCATACCGACAGCAATAAACCAGACGATCCCGGCGCGGATTCTTTCCCACATGATTCAGTCCCAAAGCTGGACGGCCTGCACGGTGGCCGCCGTCGTCACGTCCGGCAGCTCCACCTCCAGCCCGTGCGGTAAAAAGGGGCCGTGCTCCGCCAGCCCCGGATTCGCCTGCAATACCTGCTCCGTCATGCCCTGCGTGCGCCCGTAGTGACGCCAGCAGATTTCGTCTACCGTGTCGCCCTGCTGCGCGCGCACCTTCATCAGATAAGCTCGACGGTGCAGTGCGGCGCGTTCTGCACGCGGCTGACGGCCCAGCGCGCGTCGCGCCACAGGTCGCCGGTGGCGTCTTCCAGTTCTTCCCCGCGCTTCGCTGCGGCGGCGGTGGCGTCAAAGTCCTGATAGCGCTCGTTCAGCACCGCGCGCGCCCAGCACCACACCGCATTTTCATAGTGGTGCAGGCGCACGCTGCGCCCGGCCAGCTGCTCAGCCGGTACGTCGGCCAGACCGTTAAAGCCGCGCAGCTCCTGCTGTTCGCGCCACGGGTACAGCTCCGCGTTAACTTCCGCCATCGCGGTAAGCACCACCTGCTTAAGACGCTGCGGCGTCACGGTGCCGTCAACGCGCATGACGCTGCGAAACGTCGCCAGATCGATGTCCGGCCAGAATGAGTTGTTGGGGATAATTTCCGGCGTTCCCGTCGCCTTTTCCGGCGCTACAAACTGCATGGCCTTGTTTCTCCTGAATAGGTGGGCGGTGGACGGGGTTTTGATGCGGCGCTGCCTGTCGCCACCCCGTGCCGCCCCGCGCGTGGGCACGTCCGGTTATCAGCTGGCGTTGCGGATTTTCCGCTCCAGCTGCTCAATGTCTTTTTTCACCCCGCAGCGCTCGTCGAGCTGCATGGCCTGCTGCAGATGGTTCAGCGCGGCAACGGGCTGGCTCTCGCGCAGTACCCAGCCGAGCGACTTGTGCAGGCGCGCGCGCGACTGATCGGGCATATCCAGTTCGCCGATCACGTCGAGCGTCTGCATCAGCAGGTCGGGGTCAAAGTCGGTTTTAGCCACGATGGCGTTTTTGGCAGCGTCGGCCATCTCCTCGGCCAGCAGCGTCTGCACGTTGCGGCTAAAGCCCTGCGGCATCGACCAGCCGTGGCGGATAGCGTGGCGGCCAATGGTGAGCGCCCCGGCATAGTCACCTGCATCGACGCGCCACAGCATCACGTACATCAGCACGTCGTCCTGCTGCGCGCCGTCGGCAGCCAGCACGCCGTTCACCCACTGCACGTATTTCGGCAGGACTTCCACCTTGATTTCGGCCTTCTTCACGGTGGACTGAATGCCCTTGAGGCGGCGGCGGTCCTCGCCGAGCTGCATCAGCATCAGCTCGTAGCCGCTGGCGTGGCGAACACTGCCGCCCTGACGGGCGGCCTGTTCAGCCTGGACGCGCTGGCGGTGCTGCCGTGCGGGACTCAGGCTCATGACTTACGCTCCCGCGCCAGCGGTGAAATCACCGATAGTGATGTTTTCAACCAGCGCAGCGCAGCGGTAGTCCTCAACCACATACGCCTCGTTGACCGATTCAAAGTTTTCGATGCGGTCACGTTTCGGGTTGTCGATGAGTGAGCGGCGGCGAGACTCTTCCTGCCAGTAAATAGACAGGTTATCCAGGCGGGTGATCAGCACGGCGTTGGCCGGGAAGTACGGCGCGCGCACCGCCTGCAGGCCGCCCATGCGTTTCTGGCTGATGATGAGATCGGCGGCCAGCTTGTTGGTGTTGTCCTGCTCGTTATTGACCAGCGGGAAATACTTATCCGCCAGCAGCTCACGCCCACAGATCACCACCAGTTCGTCGTCGTCCTGGAAAATCGGGTCAATCAACTCGTTGACCGCGTCCATTACCAGCGCATCGAGGTTGGCATAAACGCCACCCTTGCCCACCTTCACCGGCTCGGCGGTGGTTTCGCCGTCTTTGGTCACGCTGCCCAGCACGTTGTCCGGCGCATCTTCGCGCACCTTCTGCAGCCAGCCCTTATTCACGTCCTGCAGCAGCGGGTTGGCGGTACGATTGGAGGTTTTGGCGCGCTCTGTGCCGTTAAAGCCGATCATGATGCGGTCCAGCGCCTGACGCTTCACGATGGCGTCACGGATGCGCGTCTGGAAGTCCTGAAATTTCGCCCACAGGTCCAGCTTCGCGTAGGTCAACGCCGTATCAAAGTTGGTCTGCTCGCAACGGTACTCAGTATCCGTCATCACCGTCGGATCGGTTGGCTCACGGTCTTTGGCTGTGGTGTCGGTGGTGCCGGCAATGGTGCTGCCGACGCCAAGGCCCAGCAGTTGACCGGATTGTTCCGGTACACCGATCACGTTGACCAGCGTCAGGAAGGCCGCCGACTGCTGAATGGTGTCTTCCAGCGTCTGCGCCACTGATGGCTCAACGTTGAACTTGCTGGACAACTCTTCAACCGGCACGCCGTTGAGTTTTGCCAGTTGCATCAGGTAGGCGTTGAAGGCAAAGCGGGTATTCTTTTTCATTGGATATGCTGCTCCTTTAGCAGTTGGTCATGTTCGCGGCTGGCGCGTTGCCACCCGGTGCGCGCTGGCGGTAATCGGCGCGGCTGTCTTCGCGGCCCAGCTGCTGCTTCAGTTCGGTGAAATCGTTCACCTGCGTTTCAAGCAGGGATTCAAGCTGGCTCAGGCGATCCGCCTGCTCGCCCAACACCTTGTCGGTGCGGGTGCTGAATTCCTGCTGCTCGGTAGCAACCAACTCCACCGCCTGATGCACGTCAGAAAAGCGGGCATCGTCGGATAGCTGCTTTTTGCCAAACAGAGCGGTGATGCGGGCAAACAGTGCGGGCTTGTCCTCCACCTCTTCCAGCTCGATCACGGTTTCGGTGGCAGCGGTGAACAGGTTTTCCGGGTGCTGCTTGCGGTTCGCCAGCGGGTTCAGCTCGGCTTTCGCGCTGAAGGCCAGCATTTCGGTGCCGAGGCTTGCCGGGTCGTCGGTGGCAGCCAGGCCAACCAGATAGGCTTTGCCGGTGTCGGCAAACTTGGTGCTGACTTCCATGGAGGTGAAAAGCTTCTGGCCCTGCTTCACCAGCGCCACAAGGGAATCTGTCGGCAGGATGTCGGCATACAGCGCCAGCTTTCCGGCCAGCGGGCCGTCGGTGATCTCTTCAGTTCCCAGCGCGCTTACCGTGCCGTAACGGTTAAAGGTGCTGTCCGGCGAGTACGATTTGATGTGTTCCAGATTGATGGTCGCGGTGTAAACCGCCGGGTTGTAGGCGGCGGCCATCTGCTCCAGCCATTCGCGGGAAATTTCGCGTCCGTCCGTGGTGGCACCTTCCACCCCGATACGAAAACGCTTTGCTTTAACTGCCATAGGTCAGGCTCCGTTGGGTAAATCGCTTAGAAGCCTTATGTTTGCGGTTCAGAGGGGGGCGAAACAACGCGGGCACGTTGTGCGGGCAGCCACACAACGGCAGGCGGCAGAAAAGGGATCAACGGGGCCGTATTTTGGGGCCATGACAACGACACTCGCCCCCGAAGACCTCGATCCCCGCAGGCAGGCCATGCTGCTGTACTTTCAGGGATACCGTATCGCCCGCATTGCTGAAATGCTGGGAGAGAAACCCGCAACCGTTCACAGCTGGAAGAAGCGCGACAAGTGGGGTGATTATGGCCCGCTTGACCAGATGCAGCTGACCACCGCCGCGCGCTACTGCCAGCTGATCATGAAGGAGACAAAAGAAGGGAGAGACTTCAAGGAGATTGACCTGCTGGCGCGTCAGTCCGAGCGCCATGCCCGCATCGGCAAGTTCAGCAACGGCGGCAACGAGGCGGATCTCAATCCGAACGTGGCGAACCGCAACAGCGGGCCGCGCAAGCCGCCGGAAAAGAACGTGTTTACCGACGAGCAGGTGGAGAAATTACAGGAGATTTTCCACGGCTCCATGTTCGGCTACCAGCGCCAGTGGTGGGATGCGGGCAACAAGCACCGCATCCGCAACGTGCTGAAGTCGCGCCAAATTGGTGCCACCTACTACTTTGCGCGTGAGGCGCTGCTGGATGCGCTGACCACCGGACGCAACCAGATTTTCCTGTCAGCGAGTAAGGCACAGGCGCACGTCTTCAAGCAGTACATCATCGAGTTCGCTAAAGAGGTGGATGTAGAGCTGAAAGGCGACCCGATGACGCTCAGCAACGGTGCGTGCCTGTACTTCCTCGGCACCAACGCTCGCACCGCGCAGAGCTACCACGGCAATTTGTACCTGGATGAATACTTCTGGATCCCGAAATTTCAGGAGCTGCGCAAGGTGGCGTCCGGCATGGCGCTGCACAAGAAGTGGCGGCAAACCTATTTCTCCACCCCGTCCAGCCTGACGCATAGCGCCTATCCGTTCTGGTCCGGCGGCCTGTTCAACCGAGGCCGCGCGAAGGCGGACCGCGTGGACATCGACCTGTCGCACATGAATCTGTCGCCGGGCCGCTTCTGCGATGACGGCCAGTTCCGCCAGATTGTCACCGTTGAGGACGCCGTGCGCGGTGGCTGTAACCTGTTTGACCTCGATCAGCTGCGCCTTGAATACAGCCCGCCGGAATACCAGAACCTGCTGATGTGCGAATTCGTGGACGATCTGGCGTCCGTGTTCCCGCTGCAGCTGCTGCAGAAATGCATGGTGGACAGCTGGGAAATCTGGAGCGACTTCGAAGCGCTGGCGCTGCGGCCGTTCGGTTGGCGCGAAGTGTGGATCGGTTACGACCCGGCGAAAGGGACGCAGAACGGCGACAGCGCCGGGTGCGTAGTGATCGCCCCGCCTGCCGTTCCGGGCGGTAAGTTCCGCATTCTGGAACGCCACCAGTGGCGCGGCATGGACTTCCGCGCGCAGGCCGAGTCCATCAAAAAGCTGACGCAGCAGTACAACGTGACCTATATCGGCATCGACTCCACCGGCGTCGGCCTCGGCGTGTACGAGAACGTGAAGATGTTTTATCCGGCGGTGAAGGAGTTTGTTTATAACCCGAACGTGAAAAACGCCCTAGTGCTGAAGGCGTTCGACATCATCAGCAGCGGGCGCCTGGAGTTCGACGCCGGACACCTCGACATCGCCCAGTCATTCATGGCAATCCGCCGCGCCACCACGGCCAGCGGAAACCGCCCGACCTACGAAGCCAGCCGCAGTGAAGAAGCAAGCCACGCCGATCTGGCGTGGGCGACCATGCACGCGCTGGCAAACGAACCGCTACAGGGCGAAGCCGCCCACACCGGCAACATTATGGAGATTTTTTAAATGAGAAAACGCAGGAACCGCACGCGTACGCAGCCCGTGCAGCAGGAACAGATGACCGGCGGCCCGGCGGCAGAAGCGTTCACCTTTGGCGACCCGGTGCCGGTGCTGGACCGCCGCGAGCTGCTGGATTACGTGGAGTGCGTGGTAATGGATAAGTGGTATGAACCACCGGTGAGCTTTGACGGGCTTGCGCGCACGTTCCGCGCCGCCGTGCACCACAGTTCGCCGATCAACGTGAAGCGCAACATCCTCACCAGCACCTTCATCCCTCACCCGCTGCTTAGTCAGCAGGCGTTCAGCCGCTTCGTGCAGGACTATCTGGTTTTCGGCAACGCCTATCTGGAGAAGCGCACCAACAGGCTCGGCGGCGTGCTGGCGCTTGAGCCGGCACTGGCTAAATTCACCCGGCGCGGCACCGATTTAGACACCTACTGGTTCGTGCAGTACGGCATGAACACGCAGCCTTATGAGTTCACCAAAGGCAGCGTATTTCACCTGATGGAGCCGGATTTAAATCAGGAGGTTTACGGCCTGCCAGAATACCTTTCGGCGATCCCGTCCACCCTGCTAAACGAGTCGGCAACGCTGTTCCGCCGCAAATACTACCTGAACGGCAGCCATGCCGGTTTCATCATGTACATGACCGACGCCGCGCAGAATCAGGAAGACGTGAACAACATCCGCCATGCAATGAAAAGCGCCAAGGGACCGGGCAACTTCCGCAATCTGTTTATGTACTCGCCGAACGGGAAGAAAGATGGGATTCAGATCATCCCGCTGTCAGAGGTGGCGGCTAAAGATGAGTTTCTTAACATCAAAAACGTAAGCCGTGACGACATGATGGCCGCGCACCGCGTCCCGCCGCAGATGATGGGGATTATGCCGAATAATGTTGGGGGGTTTGGGGATGTTGAGAAGGCTAGCAGAGTATTTGTGACAAACGAGTTACTCCCCCTTCAAAAGCGTTTTAAAGAGATTAATGATTGGTTAGGTGACGAGATAATTAAATTTGAGGAATATAATATAAATGGATAAATCCGTCTCCCGACGTCATTTAGGACGCCGGGAGACAAAGCTTTTAATAATAATCGTAACTATTTTCTTCTACCGAAAACTCGATACCCCTAAACAGCTTATCAATATTTATTCTATGCTGAACATTGGTTATCTCATCACCATTGATATCAAAATCCATTTCTATTTCGATGAGAAACTCTTTTTCTTCAATATCAACATTTTTGGTTGAATCCATTGGGATTACAACTTTATCTTCACTGTCATAGTAACCATTAGTAAAGTCAGGGCCAGTGACAGTCACTTCAAATTGAACAGCCACATCTATAGTGACTATACAGCTATTGCCATCAATTGATATTACTGAAGGATCGAGATCACTGATACTTAGGACTGAAAAAGACTCTAACTCTGAATCATCCCATGTCGATGCATTGTATGCCTCTGACCGGTTGAATATCTCTTCAATCTCTTGATTCAATGATTCTTTATTATCCAATATATAACTAGTTATAGCTTTAGATAGTGAGTTTTCATGTGCATTATAAATATCTAGAAGCTTGTCAAGGGTATCAACCTGATGGCAATTTGGATTTGATGCACAAAATCTTTTTAGATCATCATCTTCAGATATTACGTAAACACCGTCACCCTGTACATAATTCCTTACTGCGGCTAGAGAAAAAGCATCAGGAAACTCATTTTTTTTCTTCCCATCACCAAATGGGGCATTTCCATCGAAGTAATCATTAAAAATACCATCGATATTTATGCCTTCTAATTGTGCTATCTTTGCATTACTATCATCAAGGAAATCACTAAAAGCTTTTTTAGCCGACTCATGAACACTAGTAGCGTCAATTGGTTGAAAAAAACCTTCAATAGGGTTCCCATCAATACTTTTTAGTATTCTAGCCTTTCGCTGAACAACATTAACTGCTTGCAGAGCTTCTTTAATTGAATCATCAATTTTGTTTTTCACTTCTCTCTCAACGATGGAAGTTATAACTAAAGCCAACTCCCCTTTTTCGCAAAGCTCTTTAAAAGCTTCAAAAGCTACGCCTTCAAAATGTAATCCTGCCTTTACATAACACTGCGTATCAATAAAAACATTTCTGGTTTGCAGCATATATATCCTTAATAAAGAAAATTAAGACCCTCTAGTTATAGAGGGTCTTAAACTCACTTATGAGCGATAGGAGGATAAAGATATGACGTTATTCTCAACTAACGCTCTCTTTTTCAAGAGTTCTTCATCATTAACTAAATTCAATATTAAGCCAGGCTCAACATTCAATTTATTAGAAATCTTATCAACATCATAACCCAATTCATTAACAATAAAAGCTAGCGCCTTGTTAAATAACTCAGGTCTTTCATGCATAATTAGACAATCTTCCTTCTCATCAATAGCCTCACCTTTACGTTTCAATCCAAAAAATGCAGTCTTGTATTGTGCGTCACTAAGTAATGACAATTGATGCGCTCTATATATAATGGCAGCCTTGCTCACTTTCCATGTTAATTTAAACTGACTCAAACCTTGCCAATCAATTCTACCGCCCACCGGCTTTGGAAAATATTTAGCCATAGCAGATCTTGGTAATAAAAGAGCAGAAGCAAAACGATTAGCTTGAGATTCAGTAATACGGTCCCCTGTTAACACACCCTCATGAAGTATTAGATGGGCAACTTCATGAGCGATATCGAATCGCTGCCGACAAGGAGACTTTTTCGCAGTGTTTCTAACAATAAAAGGCCGACTTAACGGTACAGATAGAGCGTCAACCTCATCAGAAACTGAATCAAATGAGGTTACGAAAGCACCGAGCTTTTCAGCCAGCCGAGTCATATTTTCTATTGGACCAAAACCAAGTCCCCATTCGACTCGGCACTGCTCAGCAGCCTTCTCAATTTCCTCTTGTGTCGAAACTTTTAATTGAGGAAATTTTACTGGTGGTAAATTTAGCTCATTTTCAAATACATCAATAAGTCTTTTAAAAAGTTCAGCCTTAGCAATAGTGCTCAGTTTAGTCGCTAACCGAGTAGAGCTGCGTTTGCGAAAGTGCACAATTTCTTCATTAATAACTACAGGTTGTTCATCGATGAAAAAATCAGGACTAACCTGCAAAGCGGAAGCTAATTTATGAGCAAGCTCAGGAGTAGGTGCAGCTGCACCAGACTCCAGACGCTGAATATATTGACGGGTCTTTTCGACCCGTTCAGCTACTTGCTCAAGTGATAGCTCGTGATACAGACGAGCCAGGCGTAAATTAGAACCGTTAAACACTTTTCACCTACTATTTAGAATTACTTTTTTTGTCCTTCTCAGGCAACGAAGCACTGATTGGATCCAGTTCAATCGTAACAGGAGTTGGAGGAGTATCATCAGTTGAATGAAGCGTAGTAATACGCCCTTCACCGTAAGTCCATTTTGACACAATTTCTTCCATGACGTTGTAGCCAATGAAATGAACTCTCGCGCCTTCCCCTTCAAACTCTGGCTTCTCGACGACAAAACGATGCATCGTGGGGACGGCGATTTCTGGCTCGAACAACTGATCAACTTCGTTACGGCGGTAGAACCCAGGTTTTTTAGGATTCTCCGGGTCATCAGCGAAGAAACGAACTGGAATATTCCCAATATTGAATGTTATATCCATTCCAGAGTTAGTAATTTCCATCCATTCATGTTCATCACTTAAACCGATTTCCAAAATCTTGTTGCGTTGCCTGCCAAAAGTGCAGGTTCCACGAGTGTAATTATCATCCAATGGCGTTGAAAGCTGCTCATAAGTAGCATCGAGGACTTTAAGTAGTTCTTCAGCAATGACACTCAAACGACTTTCACTAAGCTGTGGGTAAAACTCCCATGGGGAACAATGATTAGGCATAAAGAACTCTCTCCAAGAGTGCATAAATGATGTTTTGTCAACTTGGATGTTGGTGCATATCTCAGTCTTTGTCAACCACCTTTGTGCAGCTTTGAATACTCTCATCACATCGCTACGATTAAACATCAGGTGAAGATGCGCGCGCTCGTACCCCCGCCACGCCTGCCCGCTTTATGATGCGGTTTTCATGCACCTGCATGACATAAACGAAAGCCCGCCAGAACTGGCGGGCCGAGGGTAAAGCGATCCTTTTCGGATCATGCGAATTCATGCGGCATAGTCATGCACTCTTCACTCCAGTTTGAAGTCGTCCACAGAATCGAGTTTGTGGGTGCCAATTCCTTCTGCTTCGTTCAGAAAATCCATGCCCTGCCGTAAAGAAATGGGATGTGGAATCTCAAGCATGAAAACGAAGTCGTAGGTTTTACCGAGCCAGTAACCCCCGCCGCATTCTTTCGGCCGTTGGAAAAACACCCATTCACCTGGCTTGTAGTAAGTGAGTACCTCACCTCGGTAAACGATCTGGAATTTTTCGGGATTTTTAGCCATGGCTTAACGCCTCGCAACTCTCGTTATGTTCGGACTCACCTTCCGTAAGCATCCCGGCGTGATATGTAGCTTCCATCCGATCACATATTGCTACGCGTGACATCTGAAAAAACTAATCTGAAGCGTGCATCATGCGCGAATATTCGTGGCTTCTGACTTTCCGCATCAGCTCATCGGTCAGTTCAGAGACCCACTGAATGGCAAGCTGCTTCTCGTCATCCGTGCAATCACTAGCAGCAACAAGTTTCATAAATAAATCAATACGCTGGAGCTTCATCGACTCCAAAAAATAATCCTGCATATTCCCTCCGCACAATGAACAACTGGTTATACGTACAGTATATTATGAGTTTCGAAATGTGAAATGTTTTTTTACCTTCCGTGAGAAATCCTCTGGACTAATCAGATGGTTATCTTTTGTTCCTGAAGTCTGCCGTTTCGGTAAAACAGCCGCATTCGCGCGCCTGAATTTATGCTGCATCCTCGGGAAAGGAGGCTAATTTCCTCCTCATGCCCCTCAAAACCACGGGCTTTTAGTTCCAGCTCTAACCGCCGGCGCTCCGGCCCCGTACAGTTATTGACAGAACTCCAAGGGGCGGCGATGCCGCCAGAAGGGCCAGCCTCCGCTGATGCGTCGGCTAATTTGGCAACGGCTTCCCACTTCACCAGACGCGTGAATACTTCAGAATCCTGATAGTGAGGTGAGTAGATGCCCTGAACGCGCTGCACGTCCTCCGCGTATTCGTTGCCCATTTCGGTGATCTCGTAACAAAGGCGGATCACCAAGTCATCACGCGCGACCAGCGGGCCACCCTGCGCCATAGTGTAAGACGCCCAGCAGCTGGCAACGGAAGCAGACGCCAGCACGGCGTCCATCTTCTCGTTTGATAAGCGCGTATCGCCGAGACGGCGCAACTCGCGCCAAACAGTGACCGGCGCGCCGCCAATCTGCTGAAACTGGCGGATGCACCAGCGAGACGCCCACGCGCAAACGGCTTTCGCCATATCACGCATGTTCGAACCGGTTTCATCGTCCTTCTCGCCGTCCATTGCGAAGCCGTCGATATTTTTGGAGATGTATTTAGCGATGTAACCCGTGGCGCTGCCTTTGGTGGGATCGATAGGCTCAACGTGAAAACGCGCTTTGCGCGCCTGCGGCGTGTTCAGCTCGTCGGCGTCTTCTTTGCAGGCGTGCTCACGCATGACCTGCTGCACACGCTCGCGATGTTCCGGCAGCATAAACAGCAGCAAGTGCCAGTGTGGCGTGCCGTCGTGATGAGGCTCCACAACACGGAAGCCGTAAACATGGATTTCTCCGCGGGACAACGCGGCGCGGATGCGCGCCCAAACGCGGCAGAGATAGCGCTGCGTATCGCGCGGGCTTGAGCCGTTCCATTTGGTAATGAAACCGCCCTGGCTGTAAACGGAGTGATAACGCGACGGCGCGGTGATCGTATAAAAATCCCCTACGCAGCCGGTTTCATTGGCGATGTCTTCAAAGCCGCGCATTCTGGTCATCAGCTCACGGCGGCGCATGGCCGGGTTCGCGGTGCTGCGGTTGACCATTTCATCCATTGCGATACGGTCACCGGTTTCTTTGTTCATCAGGTCGTAGCGTTTGAAGAAATCGCGGTTGCGTTTCTTCTGCTCGACCCATTCCGCCAGCGTGCCGCGTGAAACGTAAGGTGAAGCAGATTTTTGCACCTGCCCAACAGCGATTGCCATGTGCTCGCGCTGGAGATCGCGCATCTGCTTAAGACGGCCGCGCCACCACTCTGGCGCTATCATGCGCAATAGACCCGATTGTGCCTTGCGCAGAGTAAGCTCACCTTTGCAGGCTTTGAACTCAGCCCAATATGGCGGCTGCGTGCCTGTCAATGCGGCCAGTTCAGCAACGTAGCGATACGCAATGCAGGTTACGGTCTGCTCGTCTGCTTCCTGCGGCATAGAGGTTTTATCGACAAACTCAGCCAGGCTAAGCGAAAGATAGGATGCGACTTTATAAGCCAGATCGCGCACGTCCTGCCGGTCAAGCGTGGGCAGCCGATCAAGCTGCTTGATGAACGGCAGTTCATGTTGAGCGGCTTCATCAAGACGATAGCGACTGCGAACCAGCTGCAGGCGTGGCAATACGTTCTGACCGATAGTCTGGCGCAAAAACGCATTGGCCCGACGGCGGCCATTATTTGCTGAGAGGATTTTGCTGTAGCGATCGGCAAAGTAACCGGCCAGATAATCCGGCATATTTTGCAGGTATTGGCTGCGCCAGTTGTGGTCCTCTGGATTCACATTCCAGAGACGGCGCTCAGAAAGGGACATATCCGCCGGAGCGGACATGCCAAAGACTTCACGCCGCTGCTGATTTACGGCGTGATATTCACCAGTAAGGAGATCAGGAAGGCTTTCAGACATGCGCGGCCTGAAGTTCAGCCAGCTCTTGCAATGCAGCCTCTACCAACTCGGCGATGCGGCGGGTTTCCGCCACAAAGCCCGCAGTTGTATTCATCTGGCCACGCAAAACACGGCGACCAATTACATCAGCAGCCAGATCGCGCATCAAGAGCACTTTCGACTCATACACGGCCATGGTTTGCGGCACGCGCTGACGGACGCCATCAATCTCAAGCCAGCTGAATTTCTCTAACACCAACTGTTGCGGCTTGCCCGGCTCACTGGATTTCAACGCGCGCACTGCATAAAGGTCATCAATCTGGACTCTCAAAGCGCGGCCCCTTTGTAATGCACGCTTTTCAATTCGCTGATCTCTTTGCATGTAACGCATAGCTCGACACCCGGCAATAGGCGGCGACGCGCTTCTGGGATAGCTGCATCACATGACAGGCAGAAAAACTCACTCGCACCTGCAGGACGGTGAATAGCCGTTGCTAGATTGCGCGCCAGTTCTTCCTGGACGCGCTGCTGTACCAGATCCATTGAGTCGGCCATTAGTGCAGCTCCCGTGATTGGTTCTCGAAGCGAGCAGATTCTTTGTCCAACAGTTCGATAATTTCAGCAGCTGACATTTCTTTGTTTCTTGCATGAATTGCTAATGCAGCCAGGCGAACAGATACGGCCAGCGCATCATCTGATCGCTGCTCACTTTTGGCCTTACTCAGCATCGCGTTTAGCACTTCTGCATCGGCTTCAAAATTTCGGGTTTCAATATTTCGCATTTAACTTTCTCCAGAATTTGGGCAAAAAAAAGCCCGGCGGGTTTACGCCATTTATTTTTCAGGTTAATTAATTTGGAAGCGTTAGCTTCTTGGGAAATAAACTCACGACTGCGCGAAAGTGATTCATTGCACCTATCAGCGCGGTAATTTCGTCACTCGTCAATTCACTGTATTCAACGTTGTGACGTTCTTTATTGATGTTTGCCAAAAAGAAAATGGCGCTCATTGCTCGGTTATTTTGTTCGTACTGTGGATCACGAGTATTACGCATATCACTGATGAACCGCTTTAGCTCATTTCCACAATCGCCGTACATCATGGTACGTAGTGCCGCGATATGATTAAGCGCACTCACTCGTTGCCCGGCGCTCATTTGAACAGTGATGCTTTCAGCTTTGTAAGCCATGTCACTTTTTTCCTGTAGCCAGTTAAACCTGCCAGCAGTTCGGCTTGAGAGTTTGCCGGATGCCAGCGCCTGCCATTTTCAGCTGCGATCCAGCCGTGGCCGAATGCGTGTGAAGGGCTTTGCCGTTTTAGAAACGGCGCAACTGAAAACGCCATAACTACACAACCCCTATTGATGCGCCGATACCGCTTAACACATCTGCAGTGCCAGCCATTGCAGGGTTTGAATGCACACGCGTTTGAACGGCTATCGCAGCTAAAGTCAGGCAGCGAATGCCGGCGTTAACGTTCTGCACAAATCCGCGCCGGGAGGCCGAGGTAAATTTCTTCTGGCTCACAATGCCAGCGGCTAACTGTCCTACTTCGGCGGTAGCTTTGAGAACATAAGCCGGTAAATTCTCCTGTGATACCTCATTGACTGGTACGCATGGCAGGCATTGCAGTTGAGCCAATGCACCATCAACCAGCGTTGAGTCTTCCGTAAGGTCGGTCAGGATCAGCATTTCACGAACGGTAAGCTGATGGACCTGCTCCGGGTTGAGCTTGTTACGGATAGTTTGCGGATTAAGCCCCGCCTTTTTAGCCAGCTGTATGATGTTGTGTTTCGCAGAAAACGCGCGACACGCTTCATCAAAATGACTGTGTGTGGAGACACTGAAATCAAACATGCTTAATACCTCACGTTATCCCAATATGGATGCATCAAGCCTGCATTGTGATTTCGCAGCCAGCAGCGGCTTCGATAGTGAGAGCAACCATGTTGATTTCGATAAGTCCGTTTAAGCCCTCTTTCTTCCTTATGGGCAAACGGTTCTCGCGGTACATCTGGCGAACGGTGCCTTCCTTGTAACCTGTGCGACGGCAGAACTCTTCGACAGTAATATACGGTTCCGAAATCACGAGATTGATTGATGGGCGCATTGAAAGTTTACGGGTCATGATGCACTATCCTCTGTTGAGTTCTAGCCAACTCTATTCATCACTATTAAACACGTCTTGATACGACGAGTGAATATTAGGATCACAAATTGGAAAGGTCAACGAAAGATTTTACGAGTCGTAAAGCTCCAACTTTACCAGAGGGTGGTAAAGATCCCATTGAGCGCATCGTTCAGGCATACGGTTTTGCATCTCGACAGGCGCTGTGTCGGCACTTAGATGTGTCTCAAAGCACTATGGCTAACCGCATAATGCGTGGGAACTTTCCTGCTGATTGGGTTCTGATTTGCTCGATGGAAACCGGCACTTCTCTTGAGTGGCTGACATATGGACGCGGTGATTCGAACATCACAAACCAAGATCAGCCATCATCCAAAATCGAACTTAGAAAAATCACAAATGGGAACTTTTTATCATCTGATTGGGTTGAATATGACGCTCAGCTCTTACCAAGTGATATTAAAGCCCCTCTATTAATACATTTCGAGAAACAGAATTACCTGGTTGATATGACCGCCGCAGAGATCACCGATGGGCTGTGGCTCATTGAGATTGATAAGCTCATTAGCGTTAAAGAGCTGTACCGTTTTCCCGGCGGGCGCATCCGCGTTGAGAATGGAAAAGCCTCATTTGAATGCAAGGCAGACGACATCAAGGTTTTGGGCAAAGTCGTTGCCCGCACTGAGTACCTCTAAAGGCAAAGCATGGCAATAAACAAATTACCCAACGGGAAATGGCAGGCACAGGTTTTCCCAAACGGCCGTGATGGCAAAAGGATTCGCCGACAATTTGCGACAAAGGGCGAAGCACAATCTTATGAGAAGTTCGTAAAAGAGCAGGTTCAAGATAAGCCTTGGCTGGGAGAGAAAGCAGATAAGCGGCGGGTAATTGAGCTGGTTGAATTGTGGTTCAACACGCATGGCATTACGTTGGCGGATGGTGAGAAGCGGCGAACCACAATGGCGTTCGCTTGCGAAGCTATGGGAAACCCATTCGCAACCGAGTTCAACGCGAAAATTTTTGCGTCTTATCGCGAGCAGCGGTTAAGCGGAAAGATCACACGCTCCACTCGAGTTAAAACGGTCACGCCGCGCACGGTAAATCTAGAGCTGGCTTATTTCAGGGCGATGTTTAACGAGCTGCGCCGGTTGGATGAATGGACCGCGCCTAATCCGCTTGAGAACGTGCGCGAGTTTAAAATCAGTGAATCCGAGATGGCTTATCTCACCATTGAGGAAATTAAAACCCTCCTAGCCGAATGTGAGAACAGCCGCTCCAAAGACCTGACGACCATTGTGAAAATCTGCCTGGCAACTGGCGCACGATGGAGTGAGGCCGAAGGCTTAAAGGGAAACCAAATCCGCACCGGTCAAATCATCTACGTGAAAACTAAAGGCAAGAAAAACCGAGCGGTGCCGATAACTGAAAAATTACAGGCTGATCTGCCATCCAGCAGGAAAGCGCAGGTGCTCTTTAAACCATGCTATTCAGCCTTTAGAAAGGCTATGCAACGCGCCGGTATCGAAACTCCTGCTGGGCAGCTAACACACGTTTTGCGCCATACGTTTGCGTCTCATTTCATGATGAACGGCGGCAATATTCTTGTGCTTCAGCGGATACTTGGGCATACAGATATTAAGGTAACAATGAGGTATGCACATTTCGCACCAGACCATTTATCTGAAGCGATGTCGCTTAACCCACTAAATTCAATCACTTAAAAACATGAACCCTTTGTAATAAATTTCACTAAATCTAATATTTTTAATATATATGTAAAAAGACTGGCGACATTTAACTAATATTTGCAATGAAAATCATATAAAAAGATAACCTTATAAAAGGAACTTATTTTGGATATTGAAAAATTAACATCGTCAAAAATTAATATTTCAGTGGAATATTATGATGATAAACACAAGCGTCTTCTCAATGATACCAGTAGATATGATAAATCTTTCATTGATAACATGAAAAAAATAGTATCTGAGGGAATTGAAATTACGGGAGCAGAATATTTAATCAATTCATTATTCTCTAAAAAAATTACCAAATCTCAAAAATACACTCAAAGAGATGATTTGATTAATGCCATAGAATGTGCGACTCAATATTTTATAGACGATTTAGAAATATCGAATAATTCACTACGTGTGCAAGAAGATTCTACCCCCGAGTCCGCAATTGTAATGAAAAGAGTTGGTGAATCAATTGGCATATCTGTAATCTCTAGGATAATTGGAGTTAATGAAGCAGACTGGGCAGTAATTCCCGAATTAGATATCAAGGCCTTTGATTTTAGATACGCTATAACAGCCAAGGGAGTAGTTCAGATTGAGGCCAAAGGATCTAGTTCAAATGATATTAGCTCCAAAAGTAGTAGCATATATAATCACGCTAGTGATATAGGTAAAAAAAAGAAAGCAATGTCTTCCAATCGCAATCATCCTTATCTAGGTGATTTTAATTATGGAACAATAGCTTATTGTCCTCAAGGAAGAGACCAGAAATTGAAGTGCTACCTGCTTGATCCTCCGTCAGGTTCATCTAATATTAATTTAGAAGAAGAGAAACTATCAAAAAGGTTAGGATTTTATTATAAAGTAATGAACTTCCTATCTCCTGAGTCAAAACTACTTGGCTTATTACGTGATAGAATCATTGATTTACATGAAAACAGAGTAAGTGTTAATACGGCAAATGAACTTCCTTACTACGCTAGACATAGTGAAAATGGAAATTTTGACAGAAGTTTCTTTTTGCACAAAAAAACCATTACTTTAGGTGAAAGTGAAATATCAGGCGACTGGTTTTTCTTTAAAAAAAATTATATTTTATTTATCGGAATGAAAAATTCAATCATTAATGATATTGTTTTACAAAACGTGGACTCTTTGCTTAAATATAGATCTGAACTTGCATCAAATAACAAAGAAATAACTTTCAATATATTAACTAAATATCAAAAGCAACAATTTAAAAAACTACAAATTGAAAATGAAAATCTTGTGGATTCAAAATCATTTAAATCGAATGGTAACATAACTCTTTTACCTAGTGGTATTGCGATAGGCATTTTGAAGCTAATGAATTAA